TTACTTGAATCATTTATGTTTACTAATTTATAAATACTGTTTTTACAAAAAATAATTAAGTCTGCACGAAAAGGTCTAAGACCAATAACTTTATCGTCTAGCTTAATACTTCCTGCTCCAGTACCTACAAAATCATCAGGAGCATCCGTGTGGCTGTAATAAATAGTATTAGGATTATTACTGTCTCCTGAAACTACTAAGTGCCTATCGTGCATAGTACAAACTGTAGGATATACTGAACCAGAAACAGTCACTTCTTTTGCAAAATAAGTTCTAGTAGTTAAGGCTCCAGAGCCTGTCATTTTAAAATAGAAAGGCTTAGAAGAGGAGCCTTCATCTGTAATTATTAATTCTCCGTAATCACTATCTCCTTCATATAATGCAAAAGTACATTGGCCTTGTCCTGTTCTAGCTAAAATACTTCTACCTATAAAAGTAGAATAGTTATCACCAGCGCTGTGTACAGAAGCTCTGTTAATTTGTAACCATGTTATACCATCTAATGTAAAATAAACATTAGTTCCTGAAGTAGCTATCAAACCATCTGCATATACAAAAAGACCTAATATTGGTGAAGTTCCGTTAGGTCTTGTAGCATCATCTCCACCAAAAGCTGAAAAGCCATTAATTCTTCGGTAGCCTCCGTCTGAGTCTACTTCAAAATTTTCTAAGTCTGTTGCTAGTCCCGGCTGAGATAACATCTCAAATTGATTAAGGTTTGTGTTTAAACCTCCGCGACAAGAAACACCAAAGGGTAACGAAGCTGCCATTAAACAAACCTTATTCTATCGTCTTTAAAGTATCCGGGTGCTGGCTCCATTAAGTTTAGCTTCATATTCTTAAGACCTTTTTTATAATCTTCATTTGAAAAAGCAGCAGCTTGTGGATTATCTTTAAATTGATGTACATAATATCTAGCCCTATTAATTAAAACAGGAACATATAAATCTGGAAAAACTATCTCGTCAGTATAAGCACTTAAGGCCGTGGGTAAAGCATAGGCATAAAACCAAATTTTATATGCTTTATCAGGAATAGGGCTTAGGCCAAACTTACGATTATCAGGACTTTTAATAACTCTATCAGGAGTACCATAACTTTGAGTATCTGCATCATCGTTATTTTGACCAATCCTAAAATAATCTTTCCACTCTTCAATAGTTGTATATCTTAAATTTCTAGATGTGTAAGGAGAAGTTTCTCCTGAAACACCTATTGTAGTAAGTAAAAAGTTATCCCAATCAATATAACTGTAGTCAGTTGTTAAACTATCTGATGCAGGTTTAAGTTCATACCAGCGTGTGCCAGCTACAGTTTCAATATTTACATTTCCATAATTAGGGTCTGAGGTTCCGCTTTCTGCAACGGCTAAAAAAGGCCATTGTGCTTCTTCATTAACCATGTCTAAATATGCTCGGTTAATAAGATCTTTAACATGACTTTGAATTCCTACAGACGTAGCAAAGTCTGCGCTGGTTAATTCAACTTCATTAATTTCACGCAGAATTTCATTACACAATTGTAAATATGTAGTAGCCATTATTTTTTATGAACCTTTTGTATTGGAAAGTCTACTGCTTTACTTGCACCTTTGTGTGGCTTAAAGCCGTCTTTAGGGTCTTTCATAATTTTGTAAGACTTACCGCTTTTCATCCAATGATAACCTTCAGGTGCAGGTACTTTCATTAGTAAGTCACGCTTTTATTTTTACCGGCTTTTGCACTACAAGCTTTTTCCATAGCAGCAATGTCAGCTTTACCACTTTTAGATTTTCCACCGTGAGCGTAACCGCCTCTAGGCTTTTCCATTTTCTTTTTCATATCGCTTTGCATGTTTTCTACCATAGTGCCGCCACCCATATAACCGCCTCTTTTATACATACTTCTCTCCTGATTAAAAATAGAAGGTTTAGATTTTTCAAATAAAGCTACAGCGTTCCACATTGTTGGTTTACCATAGTTTGGTCGCTTATCCATTTTAATTTTATTGTCAAATAAACGCATAGTAGCCTCCTCACGCTTTATACCGCCAGACATCATTATACTTCTTCCTGTATACTTATTAGGTACATAACCTTTTTTTGGAACTTTATTCATTAATCTTGTTCCATACTAAAAGTTTTAGAAGTTTCTCTAGCTATTTCTAATTCATTCTTATTACCAAAGATACGATCATAATTTTCCTGATACTTATCCTTATCAAAACCCTTACGAAAACGACTATCCTTAGATACAATCGCTTTTCTAAACATTACTGGATTTTCATTATTACCTATCTGTGGCATACTAAATTCCTTTGTAAAAAAAGATTGGGGGCTTTTACACCCCCGTTCTTATTAGTCGATTCCGTAGAAAGCTGAAACCAGAGCCTCTGGTCGCAGTACTTTGGCACCGTATACGTGAAGACCACGCACGATATCACCAAAGCTATCCGGGTCACGAATTACTTCAGTGCTGGTAATCGTCTGAGCCGTAGCTGTAGAAGACATATGACCAGCAAGACATTGACCTGCAGCGTTAGAAGTTGCAGCAATGTTGTTAGTTTTGTACATGTCAAAACCACGAAGCTTACCAGAGCTTACCAAGCCATTACGGATGGAACCCTGACCAGCGTTGTAGTCAACTGACAAGAGCTTAGAAGAACTTTGTACAAGTACTTCATAGAACTCAGGATTAGCCAAGAACCAACGACCTTCTTCAGGAACATTAGCTTCGTCAAGAAGACGGGCCATGTGAGAAAGAACGTCGATAGGGTCATGCTCACTAGTACCGAAACCGATGTCCAAGTTACCAGTACCGTCAAAGGTGCCAGCAGCAAGGTCAGTTGCGCTATCAGAACCAAGGATGTGGTTCGGGCTTGAAGCAGAAACACCAGCGATCATAGTAGCAATTACGCCTTCGTCAAAAGCATCACGCAAAGCGTAAGCTGCTGAAGAGGTTGCTACATCGCGGAAGTTTACGTGCGACATGTTTGTTTCAATATCATCAACGATGAACTTAAATGCGTTAGCAGTATCAACAACAAGACTAACTTCTTGGTCGGTCAAAGCTGTTTTAGTGATATCTGCACCACGCTCATACTGATAAACAGTGATGACAGGTTCTTTGATGATTCGTACAGTGTCACCATAGCCAGAAATCTCACCAGCGTAATCGGTATTCGTAATAGCTTCTGCTACTGACGACTTCCGAAAGAAGTTGAGTACTTGCTTTGAATATACTTTTGGTAGGAAAAACGAGTTAGTTTGTCCTGATACTGAGTTACCAAAGTTACCATCGGTATCTGTACTTTGCTCAAATAGAGCGTCTGATTGGTTATAAGCCATGTTATATTACTCCTAAGTAGAAAAGATTATCCTCTACGAACTCTTCCCTCTTCCATAGCAAGTTTGATTTCATCTTCGACTCTATCAAATTGATCAAGGGACATTTTCGCAATTTCACTTTCTGTCCAGATCTTAGCTTCCTTAGCATCTACATTGGTTGTTTTGGTAGATACCATATCTGCTGCAGAACCTGTCTGCTGACGAGCTGAACGTCTTTTTCGAGTACTTTGTCCTTTACCAGTTTCTAACTTATAAAGATCTAACGCTTTAACAGCTAAAGTAACATTATTAGGATTATTATAAATCCAATCTTGTATTTGCTCAGGTTGTTCTTTAGCCCAGTCATGAAAGTTATCGTCTCCTCTGATATCATCAAAGTCAGGATGTCTTTCTTGAAGAGCTGCTTCAGCTTCCCGCGCTGCAATTTCTGCTTCTCGTTGTTCAATAACAGAAAGCTTAGATCGCAAGGCTTCTACTTCTTGCTGACTCCTCATATGAGCTACAGTTTCTACTGTGTCATACAGATCAGGGTATTCTTCTCTAAAACGATCTAGGTCTTCTTGAGACTTAGGAGCTTGATATACAGGTTCGGCTGCTCTAGCCTGTTCCATAAGTTCTTGCTCTTTACGTTTAAATTCAGAAAGTTTCTGATCATAATGTTTCTTTAAATCGTCATAACGCTTTTTATAGTTAGTGTTTGGTTCATCCTCAGTAGAAGGGGCCTTTCTTCGGGTAGCCTTCTGCTGTTGAGGTTCTTCATCTTCTTCCGGGTAATACAAGCTTTCTGCAGCACTTAAAGATTTTTTCCTTTCTTGTGTGTGCCAAGGTTTACGTGCATTATATGGATTTGCGACTTCTTCCTCTTCGTATGCCTGTTCGGACATGGTACTCTCCTTTTCTACGGGGCTTGTTTCTTGCAAGGTAGCCAATTTCAAACGTCTTTAAAATCTGGGGCTTGATACTACAAGGTAGCCGTACTATTTATCGCCTAAGGCTAGGAACCTGATTAGACATTAACATAGACTTATTAACTTCGTCATCTGTTGATCTAAGCTGGCCCATAGCTTCAAGCTCCTTTTCGGGGTCTTTAGGCATTCCTAAAAGACCTCCTAGTTGGAAACCTCCACGGGCTTCCCCACCATCTGCCATTCGTTCTGCATCATCCATCATCATCTGAAGATTATCTGCACCGATTTGGTCAGTGGCTTTTCTGGTAATAACAAACTCTCCGTCGCTTAAACGCGCAGGGATTGAGTCTGATACACCTGTTCCGGGGCCTTCTACCTCTCCAGCCCCAGAAAACTCTGATGCAGTCGTTACGACCTTATCAAAGATTTCACTGAGCTTTGGATCTGATTCCAAAGCCCCTATTAAGTATTCTTGTTCTGTTATATCTAAAGATTCATCGAGTACAAAGTCCATGTAATTTTCTTCCATTTGTTCATCTGGAAGTTGGGATTCTGCTGCGTTTGCTTGTTCTTCTGGTGTATAAGTATCTTCAGGTGCAACAAGCATTGAACCTTCTGCTTTTTTAACTCTTCCAAAAATAATCTGTCTCATTTCTTTTTGATCTTGGGGCGAAACAGTTTGTTGAATAGCTTGCATAACTGTTGATTTATCAGCCCCTTTAAGAAACATAATAGAGTCTTGTTGGCTCTTTGATGTAGGATCTTGAGCATCTGTAACTTTATTTATGATGATGGCTTTCTCAGCTTCTTTTGCTTTACCTTCACCGCCCAGCATAGATCCTTCTGCTTTTTTAATTCTTGGTCCTAATTCAGGAATAAAATCTTCAAAAGCTGCATAGTCATCTTCTGATAGACTATCTGTAAACTTTCTTAAGTCTTTTGCACTTAATGAATTCATATAGTCTTCAATATCATCAATGTCATCAAAGTACTGAAGATTTTCTGCTACATCTTCAGGAGTCATTCCTTCAATAGCAGCCGTATTGTATTCCATCATTTCAGATTCAAAATCATCAGCAGCGCCTAACTTAGCTCTAGATTTTGCAGGAAGAACTTCTAATACTTTATTGAATTCATCATCAGATAGTTCATCTAACATATAAGGATTAGATTCAACTTCTTGCATAATTATTCTTTGTTGTTCTTCACCTTTTATAGTTTTATCTTTTAATTTTTTAGCAACTTCAGGAGCTTCTTTAGCTAACTTAACAGCCATAAAGTCTGCTACTTCGCTAATAATTTTACCACCTAAACCTTTTTTCTCACGGCCTTTAGATTTTTTTTCTTTAGTATTATAAGCCCTGCCTTCAAACTCAAAGAAAGAGGCTCCTGCTTTTTTAGCTTCTTTTTGCATTTCTCTAAACGCTTTTGCAGATTCTGAGTCTTTTTTATAAACAGGATAATCTTCTGGGTTTATTCTTTCATCTATAATTTTAAGTTCTATATCATCAGCTTTTGCTTTTTCTATAACAGAAGGTAGTTCTTTATTAGAAATAGTATATATAAGACCACCAACTCCTACTGTTGTCGCAGAACCAACTGCTGCGCCTTTTGCTTGGCCTTTAGCGTATTCAGAAGTTTGTTGAGCAGCTTTTTTAATTTGTTCCTGACCTAAGTTTCTAGGTTTTAAAACTTTAGAGGCAAACTGGCCTACTGTTCTAAGTAACAGTGGTACACCTCCTAAAACATATTCTGTACGTTCTGGTGGGTTTAACATACTTTTAGGCATCTTTTCTCTCCAATTCTGCTTTCACGTTATCCTTCAACTGCTCTAGGCGTTCCAGAGAATTCAGCCTCCCCTGACTGCGGTACAGCTCCAGTTCCGATGTTGCCACCGCCAGTACCCGTAACTCCAGTGTCTTGGCCTTCTGGAGGTACTCCTTCAGGGCCTCCCATGCCTCCGGGTTGTTCACTACCGGGGCCAGCTTCCGGGCCAGTTGCTTGTCCAACATTATTTTGCATTCCTATGATTTGGGCCATTAGTGCTGCTTCTTCAGGATCATTAATCAATTCATCTGGATCAAGATCAAGGCTGTAAGCAAGTTCGCTGATTAGCTTGTTCATTTTAATAAAAGGTGCAATAGCAGGATTCTGAGCAGTCTGTAAGAACATAGTCAATCTTTGGCTACGTACTTCTTTCTGCATCAAGCTATTTGTACCCGTGGCTTTTACTTCTAAATCACCTTTAACATCTAACTTAGACTCTAGGAATTGCATGTTCCATTGGAAGTATGCTTCGCCCATAGGCTTAAGTAAGAAGTCATCAAGATTCTTAATTACAGTTTTAATATTAAGGGATGCTGCGCCAAGTAGCATGGACATACCTGAAGCAGTTCGCGTCATGCTCTGAACGCCCGTTTGACCGTGTGAATAGCTTGGAATACCTGTTTGTTCGTCTGCAAGCTGTCTGAACTTATCAAACATCATCATGTTTTCTTGTGAGGTATTAGGAAACTTCAAGCCGTTGATAGCTGTTCCGGGCATTCCTGCTTGTCTTCGGAATACTTTACCCGGATATATTTCCATGCTTTGACCACCCACAAGAGCAGTTTCGTCTACATCAAAGACTAACGATCCTGATAACGCTAGGTTGTCTATTGCCATGCGAGCGTGACCATTCATGATCTTTTGAGAATCATCCATATTCTCAGCAACCCCAATGCCAAAGAAGCTATAGGGATTTCGCTCGTAGGGAAAGGCATGATAAGGCAACCTGAAAGGCGTGAACGGATTAACCACTGCTCTTAACATTTGACCATTGCAGATCCAAGCGTTTACTTGTACTTCATCTAGGTCATCTACTTCCTCTGGTATATCCATACCAACTTGGCGAGCATATTCTGCATCCATAACTCCCCAATACTCTAGAACCTCGAACTGTCCTGACCCTGATTCGTCTGAGCGGTGGTCATCTTTTAGTTCTTGCTCATAGTCTTTTTCTTCGTAATTAGGCCCCATTACTAGAGCTTCACGAATTGCATCTTTATTAAAGTATGGCATCTTTGCTAAAGACCGTAACTTGGTACGGTTCATTCTGTGTCTGTGAAAAATGTACTCTGCTTCGTTTATGTTTGTAGCGTTAGGATCAGGAAAGAAATCCCATATGCTGACAAACTCAATACGAGGAACGCGCACATCAACTGGAGAATATCTCCTAAGTCCTTCTTCATCTTCCTCCCACCGGCTAAGTGTCTTGTTAAAGTTAAATGGTCCTTTTATAATGCCCGTTCCAAATAAGGCAGATTCAAATAAAGCATTGCGAATTTCGCTGGCTCCATTTGATTCTTCAATTTGATCATGTATTAATTTTTCTAAACGCCTAGCAGCTTCTTTAGCAGGACTTACTTGTGGTATTTGTGGGTCTGTTGTTGGCCCATCTTTAAGTTGTTCTTCTGCTTTCTTCTCAATTGATTCTTCTTCAAAACGTCCTGACCCGTAGGTCGCTCCGGGCTTAAGTACACGCCCGTCACCTTCGTAACCAACGTCAAAAGGATTCTCCTTTTCCTGTTCTTCTTGACTTGTTTCAATTCCCGGTAAAGGATTTTGTGCATCTAAGTGTGCATACTCGCTAATACCCTCAGGTACTTTAGTTTCTGAAATACCGATTGGAAATTTACCGGCTCCAAAAATAACATCTACAAGCTGTCCGAAAGCTGCTAAGACTTTTGTTTTAGTTACTTTTACAAATACTCTAGACTTTTCAGATTCTCTAAAACGTACATTTTTACCGTAAAGACCACGATAATTGTGATAACCGTCTAGCCAGCGTTGTTCGTCTAAGTCTCTAGCACTTTCAGCTTGTTCGTACCGATCCATAAGAAGACCAACAAAGTTATTACGCAAAGACTCTTCTAGAGTCAATTGCATACCTTGTTCGTCTTCTACTTGCTCAAAGTATAGCTCGTTTGCTGTTAAGCTATTTTCTTCTGTCATATTCAAGTTCTTTTTTTAAAATCGTTTAGAATAAGTAATACCATAATAAGTACCGCGACCACCACCTTTAGGTCGGCTAATGTTTGCTTTAATAGAAGAATTTTTACCAAACGTCCTAGACACACTTCCTGAAGTACTGCCGCCTTTATTTCTAGTTACGTTTATATTTGTTTTAGGAAGATTTAAGTTTAAAGTTGTGGCTACATTTCGACCATCTTGTTGAGTTGCTGAAGCAATTAATTTTTTTGAAGTTGGTGTAGTTACTGTAGATTTTACTCCCTGTTGGCTATTACCGTCTAATTTAAAAATATCTGAAAATTTTGTAGGGCCGCCTCCGTTAGAATACTTTTGTCTTTTTTTCATATATTAATATCCAAAATCTGCATCTGCAGGTGTATAAGCTTGTTCAAGACGTATATGCCTCAACTGAGCTAGTGGGTCGTTTACCCGTGGCCTAGACATAATAAGATACCGTAAGGCATCATATGCGTGATCAGGTGCATGAGTATCAACATCTTCAGGGTTTGATTTATCTAAAGGAATGCCTTGAAGCTCGCGTATCAGGCTAGGACAGCTACTGAAAATCTGTAATCGTGGTCTTCCGCTTGGCTGCAGCCTCAAGTATTCGTGAATCTGAATTTTACCCTGTATTCTGTTTTTATCTGCTCTACGTAGCTTATGGCCCTGTCGAACTAATGTTTCTCCGACTGTAGGGCCTGTAGTCCCTGTTCTAGCCCACGCAGCAGTATCTAGAACTCCTTGGACAGAAAAAGGGTCCGAGAGTTCCATCTGTGTTATTATAGAGCCTAAATCCTCTCCTGTCAAGCCCTTACGGTATAATTCTCGATAGACTATTAAGGTTCCGTCACTTGGGTCTATTGCAGCCCAAACACAGGCTGATTCACTGGCGTAACCATAATCGATACCTTTTACCCTATCCCAGTGTATTGGAATAGTAAAAGGTGGTATTACATGTTCCTCTAGGCTAAATTCGGTAAAAGCTGCCCCCTCGTTTACGTCCCAGTTTCCTTCAAGTAATTGCTTACGTTGCGTTGGGGGCAAGGCTTTAAGCATTTGCTCGTAACGACCATCCGTTGCTAAGAATGGATTATCTTCTAGACGAGCCGGTATAAACTTTCTTGTTAACCCGTCTGTACCCATAAAGCTAGTATCGGGGTCTGAGGGTTCAATATATCTTTTCTTTACCCAATGTGCGCCTACGCCACCGGGGTTAGCAGTACAACGCATATAAGGTATAATTTCACTATCTGTAGTACGAAGTCGAGAGGCTAAGTAGTTCCAAGAAAACTCAGTAGGCAAATGAGTAATTTCATCAAAACCTATCCAACTATATGCTTGACCCTGATAACGGTATACATCTGCATCACGTTCAAGGAAACCAAACTCTATCTTAGCTCCGCTTGGGAAGTTCCAAAGTTTTTCTACTTCCCGGTACTTACAACCCGGAAAAGCCTTTGGATATAACTCCCTTGACTTGTCTATCAACTCTCGTAGCTCTGGCATAGACCGCCTAATGATTAAGGCCCTATGAGCGGCCCTGTGAGCGTATCTGAGAGGATCTACGAGCATGGCATAGGATTTACCGCCCCCGGCTGCTCCACCGTATAGAACGTCTGTCTCGGACGCTGCTAGGAACTCTGTTTGAGGCCCTTCGTTCGGAGCAAATATAACTTTATCTTTAGCTTCTTCTTTTAAAGCTTTAGGAGTCCCTTCAAGATCTTCTTCTGTTGTTATTTTACTTGCGTTAGGATCTTCTAGTTTCTTTAGGGTTGTTTTACTTCTCTTGACAGACTCTTTATAGGATTTTAATTTTGACTCGGCACTAGCTATCTTTTTTTCTTTTTCACGTATAGCTTTGTTAGTAACCAGTTTAGCCTTGGTATGGCTATGATAATTATATCCTCGACCTTTAGCACCCTTTGGTCTACCTCCTTTTAATCGAGGTGTACCGTCTTTCTTAAATATAAAAGAACCTTCTGAGTCTTTTAGATATTTATCTGGATTAACTTCCCAGTCTTGCATCTTCATCAATCTTATTTTTTAGACCTTGATAGCTTAACTTACGTCCTGTTTTGTATTCAATCCAAGCAGAACCTTCTCTAAGACTTAATACTTTATTTTTAACTAAACCTTTTATTTCTTCTAAAGCTTCTAGTTCTTCAGGAATCTCAATTAGTTTATCTTGATCTTTAACATAACCAAAAGGTGCAGGGCCTTTACGCTTCATCAAATTCACCTTCAATTATTACTTCTTTTTTAGAAGGTAATATAAATAAACCCCCTTCTGATTTATGATTAACATCTAAGCGTTCTGTTTTACCTAACCCTACTCTATCTAAAATAGTTTGAGCAGCTTGTAGTCTCATGTTAGCCTGTGGAATAGGTACATCTGAATTCATTACTTCAACAAGTTTTAAAGCAGCTTTTGGAGCTGACTGAGCTAGGATTCCTTCAGCTAAGTCTAGTATTTCTTTTTTAAGAGATTTTACAACCTGATAATGACCACTATTATACCCAGCCAACTCCGCTGCCTTCTTCGGATCACCCCCTTGTTCTACCAAGTGGTTTAAGAAAGACTGTTGTTTTTCTGTAAGTTCTTTATTCATGTCATTTATTATAGTGCTGTTGACGTATTTGTCAAGTAAAAAACAACTTGACAAAAAGCTATTCTGACTATATACTAACGTAATCGGTCCACCCCGGTTACATATAGATATATAGTATGTACTGTCTTTAAATACCCGCTATAAATACTTTAGAATACCCGCCCAAAAACTTTAGAGTCCCGCCCCGAGTATTACTTGACACTCTGAAGTTCTGTAAAATGTATAAGCATTAGTATATATAGGGGGGCGGGGGCATGGCCTCCTGCGTACCCCTTAGACTCAGCAGACTTCAGGACTACTCTAAAGATACTTTAGAGTAACTTCGAGCTTTACTTCTCTGAAGTAACTTTAAAAACTCTAAAGAATCTCTAGAGATTCTCCTAAATGTTTCACTTGACAAATTCTGGAGGATTCTAAAAGTCTTTAAAGTTTTAACTTTAAAGGTCTTGAAATCAAAGATTTCAAAGACTTGGGAAGTTTTCCACTCCTAGAATCTTCATAACATGAAGATTTATCAAGTTAACTACAAAGTAGTTAAAAAAAAGTCAACCAGAAATCTCCTCGCCTACATAGCGCGACCCCATAATCTTTGATTATGAATTATTTTCACTTTACTTCCCGCCAAAAATTTCCAACATGTGCGTGTACATACATCACGCGAGAATGCTACGAAGTAGCAAAAAAAAGTTCTTGACATTGTTTTGGAGGTTTGCCATCGCTACCCGCGCTACCTGCGACGCTACACAGGCTTTCTTCGCATCTCAACACCCGCATTATGCGCTAGTGATTGATCGCCCACCAGAAAGTTGTTGACTTCGATTTCGATCTATGAGCCTAATGGAAAACGTCAAAGCGGCAAGGGGTCGCCGAGACTTAACCCAAACACAGGAGATGTACACAATGACAGCACATACACAAAAGAAAGATCGACTCTGCTCTGCCAAGCAATTCCGAGCCATAGTTTATAAATTCGCAAAGGTTGTACAGGAGCAGAAGAGTATACCTGACATGTACTGGTTTAGACTGTGGAAGCAGGTCGAAGCAGTCTTAGCTTCAAATAACCCGAAGGGTGTTACGAGTTTTCAGATTTCGGAGTGGTTTGAGTCTGATACATTGCCCGGCTATTTGCTTGCAAATTTACAGTTAGATTTTGAGGGTCGTGGCAAGGCTAAAACGCACAAAGCTAATCGTAAGGTGAAGGCTGCACCCAAGCCTAAGGCGACTAAGACAGCACCTAAGCCGAAGGCAGAGCCGAAGCCTAAAGCGACACCAAAGCCTAAAGCAACGGCCAAGTCTAATGATCTTAAAGATCTTGAGATTCGGATGACGTTTGTTGAGGGTCAGGTTTCGGAAATGTCTGAATCTATAGAAACTATTAAATCAGGAATGGAATCTATCCTTGCTCATTTGCAAGGGTAATCTAAATAACTTAAAAGCTCTTATTAACTCTCAAGTTTCTTGAGAGAGTTAATAAGAGCTAAAGGGCCGCGGCCAAAGGAAATGATATGAATTTTATTGCAGGTATATTGTTTAGTTTATCTTTGTTTTTTATATATTATGCCAGTCAAAATTATGAGACTGAGATTGGTGTTGTTATAATCTGTAGTTTATCAGGATTAATGATTGGTCTTATTTTAACAATCTTTATGTTGGCACCAAAATCTAAGAAAAGAAGGAAGTATTATGTCTAGGTATGAGACAGCAGAATGGAAAGAATTAGTAAGTCTACAAAATAGAATGCCTCAACAGGACATTTTAACTATTACTGGTTTTATGGACCATAAGGAATTTATAGAACATCTTGAAAGATACCGTGAGTTTTTGGGAGTTTAGATAACTTAAAAGCTCTTATTAACTCTCAAGTTTCTTGAGAGAGTTAATAAGAGCTAATGAGCCGATTTGGTTTTCTGGGTTTGGTAACTTGCTGTAGATAGGCTACGGAAAAAAGAACCCTGTAAATAAATCCTCCGCGTAGAGGTTAGGTTTTATAAATAGCAGAGTTGCTCCTGTGAAATTATAAACGTGATTCAGAAAACCATTTAATATCCTAAGTATGATATAAAACTGCTTACCCATTTTAGGAGAATATATGAAGACTATATTGCACGTTAATCAGCATAACATCCGAGCTAATAGTAAAGGTGCTTATGTAAAAGACTTACCCGTTCTTACTGTTAAAGATTATAAACAAAATAGAAAAGGTAATGAGGCAACAGTTAAAGATGCCGAAGGTAATGTTGTTGCTAAATTAGTTTATCGTCCTGATAAACCTTTGAGTTGTGGTGCTAAAGTTTGGATTGAAACTGAATTAAATGTGGAGGTAGTATAATGTCTATACATTTCAGTACGATGACAGGGAAACTTAAAGGGATTCCTGCAATAAATACTAACACTGTGACTAATGAGTTTTGTATCAAAATGAATAAAGCTGATGCAATTTGTAAATCTTGTTACTCAATGAACATGCTCAGCGGCTCCAGAAAAAACTGCCAGCCAGCCTTTGAAAGAAACTCAGTATTATTATCTATGGCAATACTAGATTACTCTGAGATTCCTACAATCAATGCAGCCTTCTTTAGGTTTCATGGTCACGGCGAATTAATAAATTATGTTCACATGGTTAACTTTCACAGAATAGCTTTAAAGAATCCACACTGTAACTTTGCACTGTGGACAAAGCGACGGGATATCATTCGGCAGTATAAAAAACACAATGAGACTCCAGACAATCTTATATTAATTTATTCTAATCCAACGGTAAATGTTGTTAGAATAATGCCACCCAAAGGGTTTGATAAAGTCTTTAATGTTGTTCAAAAGGATCAGTATCAAGACGCACAAAACTGTACAGGTCAAAACTGTATTGATTGTTTGGCTTGCTACAAACAAAGCGGTACAAATGTTATCACTGAAGCTATCAAAAAGAGGAGTTAATATGCCATCAAATGAACCCGGAAAGTTTAATGTAAGCTCTAGATATAAGGAGTATATTATTGATTTAATTAATGAATCTCACAATCAACTTAGGAATGAGTTTAAATATTCTAATCAGAATCAGTGGCGTGATGCTCGGAAAGCTCGGAACAAATACAACGAAGTTATCGTGGAGTTTAAAAAGAATTTGTTCATGGAATTGAGCGGATACGAAACTGCCGAAAAGAATTTAGAAAGAATGAAGAGGTTTAAATAATGTATTATGCCTGTCGAAGTGATTCGGAAAGTGGTATTTATGCAATGAGTAAAACTATACAGGGCTTTGCCAAGTCGTTTACTGAAGGTGTTGAAGTTATTATTTATATGTCGCACCCTAATACTGTTGATTATGGTATGTATTACACGGTTCAAGACGGCAAGGTTAGGCGAAAAAAACCACAAACCCTACATGATATTGGAATGCAAAGGAAGCTCGGCCTATGACAAAATATCCATTTTATGGTAATTATAGTAGTGTTATGAAATTTGAAGTTGGTAGAGTAAAAGGATCTTGTGTGATCCATTACAGACCTCCACAATATGAACCACCTAATATGATTTGTTATCCTGAAGAGGTAGAGTTTACTCATGTTGATGTTAATGGTAAATACATACCTTTTGAAAATATCAATGATGTTTTATTTAATATAATGCTAGAAGCATTTGAGGAGCATAAAGAAAGTGGACATAACTATTGAAGTTAAAAACAACTACGGGAATCTTATGTATTATCCTGTTTGTGAAAAAGCAGATTTGTTCGCAAGAATATCTGGCAAAAAAACACTAACAGAACAGTGCATTAAAGATATTAAATCACTAGGTTACACCATTAAAGTAAAACAACAGGAGCTTTCAGTATGAATAATGTAGTAAATTTGTTTGGTAACTCTCAGGTATTTAACGATAACGATTATGGTCCTGCCGACTTCGACATCGCTAAAGCTGATTTAGTTTATTATCCTGACCAGTACACAGAATTAAAATCTACTAAACATGTTCTGTATCGGACTGATACTGGTGCTGAGTTGGGTGTTCACGGTTCAAGGTATTCATCATTATATGATTTATCTTATAAGCGAATGATCGACAACCAACGATCCATCATAGCTAGGTCAGACTTAAATACTTCGGGTATTACTGAAGACATTCAAGTATCTCATAACGGTGCCAAATGTTTTGTTAGGCATACTTTGCCCAATGAGTTTATTGAAACTCCTGATGGCGATAATGCTTCATTAAACTTCCTAACTGTTAGCAGTCTTGATGGGACTATGCCCTTTGTCTGCACTGTTGGAGCTAATCAGTGGGCTTGTATGAATGGTCAGATCTTCGTGTCTAAAGCTGCCAGCATCTATAAGTCAAGACATACGAAGAAACTAGACATTGACCAAGGCGCTAAACTAATCTCTAAGGCTGTAACGATTCTCCAGTCGGAAGCAGAAATCTGGAAAGGTTGGTCTAATACTAAACTAAATAATCAGGAAGCCTTTTTGTTATTTGCTAGGGCAGCCGGTGCTACGGCAGTCTTTAAGCGACTTGAAGAATACCCTGATGATAACTATGCAAGAGCTTTGTTGGACGGTCAAGTTAGTAAGAACTCTGCTCTAATGTATATGTGGGATCGTTGGACTAAGCATTACCGTGGTGCTTTAGGTCACAATCAATGGTCAGTTTATAATGTATTAACTGATTGGTCTACCCATGCTCCAGCAGCAGGCCGTCAGTCTCAAGTTAATATAGCTTCAATATCTTATAAGCGTGGCGAAAAGGTTCGTGAAACAATCATTAATAACTTTAAGGATGCGGCATGAAAAGTAACACAGCAAAGATTGACCTAGATGCAGACTACGTACTTGAGGCTTACACACGGGACTATGTTTGTATAGATGGTGTGTATAAAGTTTCAAATAAGAAAAGGATTCTAGGTTGTTTCACTACTTTCAGGGATTACAACGACCCAGAAGAACATCTCAGAGAAATATTAAATCTAAGAGATTCCCTTCTCGCAGCGTATGCATATTACCCTGACGGTGATGTAACTGTGGAGTTAATTATAAAAGATGAATTGGTGAACGGATGAGTATGACAATAAAAGAAGCAGCTAATATAACTAATAAAAACATAACAGAATTTACCGAATGGATCTTTAATATGAAAGGCCCTTCACACATTACAAAAGAAGAAGACGAAGTTGTCCATTGTATTTATACAGATGGTGACGGTGGAGTAGTATATATTAAAGGATATTCTGAAATGTTTGGGTCAGATGGATTTACATTACAGGCAGTAGAAGAAACAAACTATTGTGATTTTCCATTTGATTATTTAATTAGTATGATTACTAATGTTGAAGCCCAGACTAGACATTTAGATTGGGTATATAACGGAGATTAATATGAACATTGACATAGATATTTTTGATTGCTTAATTGATACTGTTAAAAGAACAACAGACTTAGAAGGAGTTTATAACGATAAGACTGGTAAGTTTTTTACATGGGAAGAAATCCACAAAGCAAGGGAAGAAAATGATGCTTATTAATTTAGACTGGGACACAGTAGAAACAATCGGCATAGAGTTCGTTAAAGAATCCTATGTCGCATTACTTGAAACAATGCAGGGCTACGATCATTACAACGATGCCCATCGCGTAGACATTATGAAAGATGAATGGCGCGTGGAATGCTTTGAAACTATTTTAAAATACATACTACCTGAAGGGGAATCCAATGCGTTTATCACAGAGCAAAAGCAGAAACATCTTAGCCAGACTGACCTCTTTCGTTAAAGATTGTGTTGTTGATCTAGTCGAAGGCTATGTCAGTACCGAAGATTTGATTAAAATTTATATCTGCGTTATAATCTTCTCAGTATTCTTTATAGCAGGAGTAGCATCATGAAAGTAGAAATGATTGATCTTATGGGCGATGACAAGACCGTTGTAAATAGTGCAAGGGTTTCGTTCGCTAATGTGGTAGATGAGTTTGGCCCAAGAGACAAAAAGCTACTGGCTTATCTGGCTCGTCACGATCACTGGACACCCTTCGCTCATGTTCAAGCACAGTTTAGAATTAGTGCGCCGATCTTCGTGGCTAGGCAACTCGTTAAGCATCAGGTTGGTATGTGCTGGAATGAACAGAGTCGTAGGTACATAGACTTTTTACCTGAGTATCACTGGCCTAAACTGTGGCGAAAGAAAGCAGACAACAAAAAGCAAGGCTCATCGGATGTAGTCTTTGTAGGTGATGAACATACAAGATTCCAAGAAAAGTATGCTGACTTAGTTACTCAGGCTGAAGCTATTTATGACAACATGATTGCCAGTGGCGTAGCACCAGAGCAAGCACGAATGGTTCTGCCACAGTCTATGATGACTGAATGGATTTGGACAGGATCATTAGTTGCATTTGCTAGGGTAGTTAAGTTACGATCTAGTGACGATGCACAGTTTGAGTGTCGTGAAATAGCCAAGATGATTGATGATGAATTCAAAAGATGTCCCCAACTTAAATACTCATGGAGTGAATTATGTCGATAGGAACAAATGTTTTTGTACACAACACGGCTACAATTAAAATTAAAAAGTCTTTGGCGGGTGAAACACAGTCTAAAGATACTTGGGATATTATAATTGAAGACAACAAAGGTGAGAGGGTTACTATCTATTGCTGGGGCGATGATGCTGTACTCACTGGAGACTTAACAGGAGAGAATGTATGAATCCTAATGAAGAAGGTTGGATAGAAGGCATGTCAGATTTTTATGTTGCTTTTGATGACGCATGGTCTAGGATGTTTGTTATGATATTAGGTACGGCATTGCCGGACACCAAAGTAAAAGAAGCATTCCTTGAGTTTGTTAAAGACTGGTCTATGCATGTTGATGGAAACCTTTCTGCCAGTGAGAGTGACATCATCGAATTATTCCCTGACTTTTTAGATACCTTGGTGGCTGATTAATGTTTGTAGAAGATATATTAAAACAAAAAGAGTTTCTTTTAAAACCTAAAAGAAGTGATAAGTTTGTTGTGCCTTTGTACAAGGATGGTTGGAGATACTGCCATATAAGTCTAGGAAACAAACACGCCTTTGTAAGGCCACTTACAGGGGACAAACGCAGTAAAATATCTAGAAAAAAATTACAGGAGGAGCTATGTGATACTTATTGGTGGGCTGCTAGGTGCCACTCATCCCGTGGTCTTAAAAAGAAACCTAGAAATTGGCATAGAGAATATGCTTGACGTTCTTTACAGAACTGTTAAACTTACTAAACTTTAACTAAAGAGGAAAGTGTTATGGCTATAGTTTCTGGCGTTGCATATTGGGCGAGCATCACTCAACCAAATACAACTTATGAACCTGTATACACAGTGAACGTGGTTGTCGATGACGATACTGCTGATAAATTTAGGGCAGAAGGTTACACTGTTAAAGACAAAGACGAGGGTCCGACAATCGTTATTAAACGTAAAGTTCATGGCCCTAATGGTATGGTCAGGTCTGCACCTGAGCTTATGGATCGCAGTAAGATGCCTATGGATTGCCAAGTTGGTAATGGCTCTACTGTTAACGTACAGTACAAGCCTTGGGAAGTTACTCGTCAGGGTAAAGTCTACAAAGGTTTGGACTTGCAAAAGGTTCAAGTAGTTAACCTAGTACCTTACGGTAACGTAGATGAGTTTGATGTAATTGATAATGAAGAGGAGGCTCTATGAGCAGTTTTACTTACAAGACAGATGACGGTCTTTATGACGTTGAGTTGCTAGAAGACCAAGCTAAGATAGCATTCAACTATCTAGCTGAAGTCGAAGCAGAAATCCAAACCCTTGGTAAACGTGTTGATGTACTCAGGGCGGCTTCAAAAAGCTTTCATGAAGTCATACAAGGACACTTAACAGAAGATGCTCTAGTGAGCGAAGAGGAGGATAACGGGGGCGAATAGCCCCCTTATTATTTATGAGCTTTGTAAAATATAAATTGCCATGTCCTAACTGCGGCGGTAGCGATCCAGTATCTATGAATGAAGATGGGTCTGCATGGTGCTTCAGTTGTGAAACTCGTTTTAAAAATTATGAGAAAGCTATGAACGGTGAAACAGTCAGTGACTTTAAAACTTATAAGAACAACTCAATGAATGATGTCGAGGGAGAATTTATTGCATTAAAGGACAGGTCGATATCTTTAGATACGGCTAAGAAGTTTGGGGTAAAAGCACATACCAATAGCAAGGGCGAAATAGTTAAGCACTACTACCCCTATTACAACGCTAATGAAATTTCAGGTTACAAAGTACGTGAGGCAGGTAAGATCTTTAACTGGAAGGGCGACTCTAGAAGTTCTAGTTTGTTCGGTCAACAAGCCTTTCAAGAAGGCGGTAAGTATATAACAATTACCGAGGGCGAGTGTGATGCCATGGCTACTTATGAGCTTATGGGTTCTAGGTGGCCTGTAGTCTCGGTAAAGAATGGTGCTGCCGGTGCAGTAAAAGACGTTAGAGAAAACATAGAGTTTTTAGAAAAGTTTGGGACTGTTGTAATATGTTTCGACAATGACAAGCCGGGACAGGAAGCAGCACGTAAAGTCGCCAAGCTACTAACTCCGGGTAAAGCTAAGATCTTTCAGTTTCCTGATGAGTTTAAAGATCCTAATGACATGCTACGTAATGGGCAGCATCAATCCTTTGTCACATCTTGGTGGGCTTCTAAGGTCTATACGCCTTCAGGAGTTCTTAACTTATCAGACAATCTAAATAAACTAAATCACCGAGAAAAGAAAGACTGTGTTCCATACCCTTGGTCAGGTCTAAACGAAAAGCTTTATGGGCTACGACAGGGTGAGCTGGTAACACTGACTGGTGGTACAGGCTTAGGTAAGTCTAGCATCACTAGAGAATTAGAACACTGGCTTATCAAAGAGACTCAAGACAATGTAGGAATCGTGGCTCTTGAAGAGGACTGGAAGCGTACCGCTGACGGCATCCTTTCTATTGAGGCTAATCAAAGACTATACATTGATCAGATCCGTGAAGACCTCGGTGAAGAGTATGACAACCTAAGTAATAAATTCTTTGAGCAGCACAAAGATCGTGTCTGGATCTATGCACACTTTGGTGCTAGTGACTTCGATGAAATCATGTCTAGAATTAGATACATGATTATAGGTTGTGGTTGTAAATGGGTAATTGTAGATCACTTACATATGCTGGTTTCCGCATCGGATGAAAGCAACGAACGTATTCTAATTGATAGAATTATGACGCAGTTAAGAAAGCTTGTAGAACAAACAGGCGCTGGGCTAATCTTAGTATCTCATCTAAGAAGACTTGAGGGTAACAGGGGCCATGAGAATGGTGTCGAGGTTAACCTTAGTCACCTTAGAGGCTCCGGTGGTATAGCTCATATATCAGACTGTGTTATCGCTTTGGAGCGTAATCAACAAGCAGACAATCCTTTAGAAGCACAGACAACCCACATGCGTATTTTAAAGTCTAGATACACTGGTGATGTTGGAATGGCGACTCACTTGCTATATGATAAAGAAACTGGTAGGTTATCTGAAACCTTTCCTGATGAAGATGAAATAGAGGAGATAGAGCTTTGAAGTCTTTAGTCTTTGACATTGAGACAGATGATCTTAATGCAACAAAAATATGGTGCTTGTCTGCCTTAGATATAGATACAGAAGTTCAAGTATCTTTCGGCCCTTCTCAGTTAAAGGAGGGCTTAGAACTTCTTAAGAATGCAGATAAGCTTATTGGTCACAACATCATAGGCTTTGATGTTCCTGTAATAAAAAAACTTACAGGTGTTGATCTAACAGATAAGGAGCTTGTAGATACTTTAGTTTTGTCACGCCTCTTTAATCCTGTACGAGAAGGTAATCACGGCCTTGAACGCTGGGGCTATGCTCTTGGTTCGCCTAAGATTGAGTTTGAAGAATACACAAGATATTCTGAAGAGATGCTTAAGTATTGTGAGCAAGATGTATTTCTTAACTACAAAGTTTACAATGAGTTAAAGAAAGAATCTAAAGGCTTTACAAAACAAAGCGTTGTTATAGAACATGAGGTATGTAAGATACTTTCAAAGCAAAGAGACTATGGCTTTCTGCTTGATGTAGAAGCTGCCTCTAAGTTACTAGCCCATCTTAATTCTAGAATAGATACAATTACTAATGAGATACAGAAAGTATTTGTACCTAAGAAAGAATACAAAAAGATTTATCGGCGCTACAGCCCTAAAGGTAAGTTACTTAAAATAGGTCTGGATAACTTTGGTAAAGGCGTAAGGCTTACAACTGAAGAACATAAAACTTTAGAGCATGAAAGCCATGTAACAAGAGTATACACTAAAGACTTTAACCCCGGATCAAGGCAACAGATAGGTGAATACTTACAGGAGTTTGGTTGGAAGCCTCAAGAGTTTACACCTACGGGACAACCTAAAATAGATGAAAAGATATTGTCTGAGATTAAAGACATTAAAGAAGCAGAAGTAATAGCAGAATACTTAATGATTCAAAAAAGAGTTGCTCAAGTTAACTCTTGGTTAGATGAGTTAAATGAAGACACAGGAAGGGTGCATGGCTTTGTTAACCACAACGGAACCATTACAGGTAGGATGACACATAGAGGCCCTAACATGGCCCAGATACCCAGCCTGTCCTCTTCGTATGGTAAAGAGTGTAGGGCTTGTTGGTCAGTGCCTGAAGGTTATAAATTAGTAGGCATCGATGCTAGTGGTCTTGAGTTGAGAATGCTTGCTCACTATATGAATGACAAGGAGTATACCGATGAAATCCTTAATGGAGACATACACACCGCTAATCAAAAACTTGCAGGACTTGAATCAAGAAATCAGGCTAAGACTTTCATCTATGCCCTTCTATACGGAGCAGGAGATGCTAAACTTGGAACAGTGGCAGGGGGAGGTAGAAATACTGGAAGGAACCTTAGAAAATCATTTATTGATAATCTCCCATCATTTAAGAATCTTAAAGATAGAGTCTCTAGAGCATCAGCAAAGAATTACCTCAAAGCATTAGACGGACGTAAGCTTTACATTAGATCAGAACACAGTGCTTTAAATACATTGCTACAAGGTGCTGGAGCTATTGTCATGAAGCAAGCATTGATTTTATTAAAAGATAAGATTAGAGATTTAGATGCTCAGTTCGTAGCCAATGTTCATGATGAGTGGCAAATAGAAGTAAGAGAAGATCAAGCTGATGAAGTAGGTAGACTGGGTGTTGAAGCAATTATTGAAGCTGGTAAAGTGCTTGAACTTAAATGTCCTTTGGACGGTGAGTATAAGATAGGAGCTAACTGGAGTGAAACACACTAGCACGTACAACTGGAGTTATGATAGAACTAACTCAAAGGGCGAGAAAAAATTTAAACATACTACAAACGAAAGTGCTGAAGATGTAATGGCTTATCTTGAAAAACAAGGTATAGAGTTTGAATATAAGCAAGGTGGTAGAATGTTCTGGATATACTATCAAGAAAAGGTTTGCTCTTATTACTACACGACAGGCAGATGGGCATACTATTCTAAGACTTGGCCGCCCCCTAAACATTATGTAGCTAAGGGGATAAAAGATTTTTTAGAAAGGTTTATTTTAATATAGGAGATAGCTGGAGTGGAACACACTGAAATTGAGCTAACAAAATACGAACAAAAAATAGCTGAGTTTATTGCTAAAGTAAGAACTAAAAGCTCTAGAGCAGCAGGTATTAAAAATCTTAAGGTAGGCCCTCAGTCTGCTCAACAAACTGAACTTGAAGGCGCTGGGTCTGAGTTAGCCGCAGCTAAGATTTTAAATGTGTGGCCTGATTTAAATCCGGATAAACCAGCTATTGAAGATTTTATTTATAAAAACTTAACTGTAGATGTAAAGACAACTAAGTATCCTAATGGTAGACTTATATTACCTTTATATAAAAAGAATAAAGCTTGTGATTATTATATGCTTATGATAGGCTCATTTCCAACGTATAAGTGTGTGGGTCTTGCGTCTAAAGAAAAGTTAATTGACGATTCTAATATAGCTTCTTTTGGTAGAAACCTACACCATACTTTAGAACAGAATGAGTTAAAAAGTGTGGAGGATTTTATAAATGAAATTAATTAACATAAAAGAAAAACATGACTCCAGTAGGATAGGAGACTTAGCAGAACACTACGCTATCACTTGGTTATGGGATAACGGCTATCATGTGTTTAAGAACTGTGGTTGTACAGGGCCTATTGATATTGTAGCTTTAGATCCTGAAGGAAAGGTTATTCTAATAGATGTAAAGTCTTATAAAGATGGTAGGCTTTCTGGTAAAACAGAAATACAAAAGAAACTTAATGTTCAATATTTACATTACAACTCAGAGACACGTAAATGTAGATTTGTAAGGCATAGAAAATGATCGTAGAAGATATTTATAGTACCTTAGATAAACTTAATGATGGTCCTTTAGACTTATCTGAAGAGGTAGTAGAAGAGTTTGGAGAGGCTATAAAAAATGTAATTAAAGAATGGTCTAAACCTCAAGACAGGAAAGGTTTTTACTTACGGATGTCTAACATAGGTAAACCTGCTAGACAGTTATGGTTCGACCAAAAAACTGAATCAGAAAACAGAAGACTAGACCCCTCTTTATTTATTAAGTTTCTTTATGGACACCTTCTAGAAGAAGTACTTCTTTTGTTAGTCCGTATGTCGGGCAACAAAGTCACTGATGAACAGAAAGAAATAGAGGTTTCTGGCTTAAAGGGACATATGGATTGTAAGATAAACGGTGAAGTAGTAGATATTAAATCTGCTTCTGGTTTTTCTTTTAGTAAATTTGCTAAAGGACTTTTAGCCGAGGATGATCCTTTTGGTTATCTAGCACAGCTTACCGCCTATGAACATGCAGAAGGCACAGACAACGGCGGCTTTCTTGTTATTAACAAAGAAACGGGACAGCTTTGTTTTTACCAACCAGAAGAACTAGATAAGCCTAACATCACAAAACATATTAAAGATCTTAAGCATAAACTTACTTTAGTTAACCCTCCTGCTTTGTGTTATCAGCCCATACCTGAGGGTAAGTCGGGCAACATGAAGCTTCCTAAGAACTGTTCTTACTGTCCTCATAAGTTTGAATGTCATAAAGATTCTAATGATGGTAAAGGACTAAGAACTTTTAGATACGCTAAAGGTAATGTATACTTTACTAAAGTTAGAAAGTCTCCAAAGGTTGATGAAGTTTATGAACGCTAAACAAATTAAAAAAATAAATAAACTATCAGACAAGCTGCTTATTAAATGGTTAA